AGGAAATGAATGATGATTGACATCAACAAGCAGTACCGCACTCGCGGCGGCCGTGAAGTCCGCATCTATGCGACGGATGGGGGGCTTGAGAACTGCATGGTTCATGGTGCTATGAAAAACAAAATGGGTTATTGGGAAATGACTAGTTGGTATACAAAGCATGGCGGATTTTACGACAATCCAGACCAGCATCCTCATGACCTCATCGAAGTCCGCCCCCGGCACAAGCGGACGGTGTGGCTGAATGTGTATGTCAGACCAGACGATGTGACAGCATACAACGCTAAGTGGAAAGCGGATCAATCTGTTTCGCCCCGCATCGCCTGCATCAAGGTCGATCTGGACTTTGAAGAGGGTGAAGGGCTATGACTGACGCTCCTAACTCCATGCCCGTCCACTGCGGCTTATGCCGCCACGAATGGTTTGCTCTCAAACTGCCAATGCTAATGCTGGATGCGGCTGTTCTCATGGAGAATATGGTCTGCCCCGAATGCGATGAATGGTCCCACAACATCTACTGCGGCCTTGCGCCGCCAGTTAACACATCCGCAGAACGTGTTAATGAAATCGGAGAAAGTTAACATGACGCCTGAAATGATAAAAGCCTTCATGGACCCTTTGGCCGCTGTTGCCGTTTTAGGGATCTTTGCTTGGGCGCTGGTGACAATGCAGAGGATGCCATGACTGACGATCTTGTGAAGCGGCTTCGCACGGATGCGGAAGCCTACCGCCAAAGTATCGCTGCGCCAACATCGCACGACATGTTCACGCTTGCCTATCAGTGGCAAGACAAGAAGCATCGGCATGTGTGGGATTTGTGCAGCAGGATTGAAACTGCCGCCGACCGCATCGAAAGGCTGGAGGTGGCGCTGCAAAATCTTGTTGATGCTCAAGGCGATGATGAATGTTGGCGCGATCATCACGGATATTGTCAAGCGCACTATCTTGAGGAAGATTGCTGCGTTGCAGAGGCCCGCAAAGCACTGGAGGGGAAAGATGACTGATGATCTTGTGAGGTGGCTGCGTGCGAACATTAGCATGTGGGACCATGATTACGGTATGCAGACAGAAGCCGCCGACCGCATCGAAAAGCTGGAGGCTGCGCTGCGGGAGGCTTATACATTGTTGTGTGAAGCTCGCTTGTATCGTGGCTACGAAGGTGGCCCGTTATCAGAGCCAATCGCTGAAATGATCGAACGGAATTGCCGCAACGCACTGGAGGGGAAAGATGACTAACACGCATATCGCAAAACTCATGTGGGATGCTTATGCCATTCAGGCTGGTGGCAAAACCTTTGACGGCAAGCCGCTGCCAACATGGGATGAACTTGGTGAGGACCGTCAATCCTGTTGGGTTGCCGCTGCGTCTGTCACAGCAGACCGCATCGAAAAGCTGGAGGCCGTTTTAGAAGTCGCCACGATGAAACGCATTATCAATACCGACCGCATCGAAAAGCTGGAGGCGGCGCTGCGAAAGATCAAAGACCTTCATCACGGGCCAGAAGACGATGACGTTCTTTGGATACGCGATGACATGACATATAAGATCGTCTGCGACACGCTGGAGGGGAAAGATGGCGTCATTTAATGGAAAATTTGTGTCTGCAAAACAAGATTGGGAGACTCCAGTTGAGCTTTTTGATGAGATTAATAAAGAGTTCAATTTTACTTTGGATGCTGCCGCATCAAATGAAAACAAGAAGGTAAATAACTTTTTTTCAAAAGACGATGATGGGTTGAGCCAGCCGTGGATCAATGAAGTTGTATGGCTAAATCCTCCTTATGGAGATAATGGATACAAGATAAGCGATTGGGTAAAGAAAGCCGCAGATGAGCGTTTTAACGGGTCCACTACGGTAATGCTTATACCAGCTAGAACAAATACAAATTGGTTTCACGACATATGCCTAAAATATGGGGAAGTAAGATTTGTGAAGGGGAGGCCAAAATTTGGAGGTGCAACGCACGGATTGCCCCAGCCTCTTTGCTTCGTGATATTTCGTGCCGCCCGCAAAGCACTGGAGGGGAAGGATGATTGACGCCGATTACGTCAGCGAATTGGAACATGAAGTGCAAGACCTTACCACCGAACTGCATAGCTGTTTTCACCGCATCGAAGAACTACAGGCGGCGCTGCGGGAGGTTCTTAGCCTTGGCGACTGGGGGGCGAACATATTAGCCCGAACGATCATTTTGGAGGCTTTAGAGACAAAAGATTGTTCGTTAGGGGACAAAGATGAAAATCCCTGATGCGGCGCGTGGCAGATGGCGGGAGCTACTGCCAGCTTTTGGCATAGACACAAGGCTTTTGACGGGAAAGCACGTCAGTTGCCCTGTGTGTGGGGGCAAAGACAGGTTTCGATTCGATGATCGGGACGGGGTTGGTTCGTTCTATTGTGCCCAATGTGGCGCAGGAGATGGGTTTACGTTGGCGATGAAAGCCACTGGTAAGTCCTTCCGTGAGGTAGCCGATATAATCGCCCAAGAACTAGGTATCAAGAACACTCTAGACCCACAGTATTCCGCCAAACCAAAGAACGACCAAAGGAAGCTGCTTCAAAGCGTCTGGGATGGGGGCAGGAAGCCCGAAGACGGTTCTCATGTATCCCTGTACCTAATTGGCCGCGTTGGCTGCCAGTGGCCTTCTAATGCCATCCGTGAGGGCATCCAATATACGACCATGATAGCGAAGATCATTGGCGCGGACGACAAGCCAGTGAATTTGCATGTGACTTACCTGACCAAAGACGGCCAGAAGGCTGATGTGACCCCCAACCGGAAGGTCTTGCCGGGCAGCTTGCCGGAAGGTTGTGCTATTAGGCTTGCGCCCGCTGCTGGCATTATGGGTGTGGCGGAAGGCATCGAAACCGCGATCAGCGCCAGCCTGATGTTCGATATGCCAGTATGGGCATGTGTCAACGCCAGCTTGCTGGCAAAGTGGATACCGCCCGATATTGCCAAGGTTGTGTATGTGTTTGGTGACAATGACCTAAACTACACAGGTCAGGCTGCGGCCTACCGGCTTGCCAATAGGCTTGCTGTTCAGTTTAAGTTGGGCGTGGAGATTAGAATACCTGATTTGCCGGGGACTGACTGGAATGACATACACAAACTAAAAAGGGGGCCGTAGCCCCCTTTCTTTAGTCCCCGAACAGTTCTGACTTTATGTGGTTTCGACAAGCAATCTCTAGGAAATTCTTAATTTCCCGAACATCGTCAATGTCGAACGTGAGCGCAGCAATTTGAGTATATAACCCGCCATCGACCCTGACCGACCAAGTGATAGCAACCGCACCGGAATCTTCACTGTTGGTCTCAAACTGCATCAAGTCGCCGTCATCATCCATGACTTCAAGTGTGTGAGTTCTCATTAGTAATCCCCATCTGTTGATTCAAGCCGATACATATGAGCGTTGAAATTGTCCAAGAACGCTTGCAGCGCCTTGGTTTCCTTGCGACCGATATATGTTACGATTGCTTGGTTAATTCCTTCGCACATACTGACCACTTCAACATGCTTGTCATCCTGACCAAAGCTGAAAGTGACCGTATCGCCGTCTGTGTCTACGATTTGAAGCTGATGCGTGTGCATGTTAACCCCCTTTGGTTAAGGCGTGTGTATCATAACCAATGACTCCAGCTTGGTCAACCGGAAACCCACCTGACCGAAACCGTTCTGCTGTGACCGATTCGACCGCTTCGTCGGGATGTTTTTTGCGGTTATAGATACGGGCGGCCATAATCATGACCCTTGACCAACGCGGGTCTGTTCTGGCGAGTCTCTCTATGTCATCTGCTTCTGCATCTGACCTACATACCACTTGAACCACATAAGGATTACCAAACCTTGGTGTCCGTTCCTTATCTGTCATCCTAACCCATGCCATTGACCGATCTCCTATGTTGACCTATTGACCGATTGACCGACCGATGACCGACCGACCAACCAGGGGACCGACCGACCATGACTGATGAAGCTATTCTTGCCATTGCAGTGTTACTGTTCGTAGTGTCACCGGCCCTTATCATGGGGGCCGGGGCGATTGTTTTATATCTTGACCATATCAGGCAAGCTCCGCGCTAGTGTCATACCATGCGGCCTGTTCCAAGACTCCCTTGTCTTCATCGCTGCATGATGACCATTGGCGTGGCGTGGGTTCGCGCTCCCATGACCAGCGTGCCCAATCGTCTAGGCTTTGCCAAGTCGGGCGGGGTTCGCCCGTGTGATAGGTGGGCATACGGATGCAATCTTCTAAATAGGCTGCATGGCCGGGCGTGATGGTTTCATGTTTCATGACCGATTCCCTTTCCGTTTCCTGATTTGCATTTCGCTTGTAAAGGCATCCATCTCTGCCAATAGCTTGGCAACATATGGGTCGCGCGTGTCACGTTCCCGATATATGGGCAGGGTCGTTTGGATATCGCGGACAGCATACTGTAGCTGACCGACCGATAAGCCACTGGCGAGTCTTGTATACCAAGCAAGGATATAAGGGGCGGGTTCCGTTCTCATTGTTGACCTTTCCATATTATGAAATCATCGACCGACTCAAAGGCGACAAATCCGCCATAAATTCGGGCAATGACCGCCGCCCATGGGGCGCGACGTAGCGCGCCTTTGTACGTCTTCAACCGAATGGTTTCTTGTCTCATCTGACCGACTCCACACTGACCGACCGTCTTTCTAATGATGTATTGCATGACCGACTCCTATTAGATGAAAGCAAGCGCGACGACCGCACCGACCCATGCCAACGCGACCACGGCAATAACCGCTTCGATGATTCCTTGCATGACTGGACTCCATTTTAGGCGACCACTATTGGCGCTTTATGGGGCCGCCCGTAAGCGGCCTTTAAAGCGTCATTCAGCGGCTTGCGCCATGACCGGCACATAAACATCCGCCCATTCAGGCGGGGTCTTAGCGAATGGCCTAGCGCGCATTGGCATAAGCACGCCGAAAGCTTGCAATCCGTCGCATGGTTCAAACCAATCGACTAGGGCGGGACTTTCGCCGTTGTGGGCGATTTTAACTTGGGCGTCTTTACGAAACATTTTTGCCGCTTTTTGGTATAGGGCGGGATACGCAACATCGAATTGTGCGGTTTCGCCCGAAACATTGGCTGGTATAATCCGCTTAGTATCTGGAAAGCTTGCAGCTATTGAACCTTCCGAATAGGTAGCACCACAATAGGTTACTGTTATGCGACCGGCTTCAATATACAATTCGGCAACGTCCGAATGCTTTGAAAGCTTGATTCTGTCAATCAACTCAATCGGTACAATGGTATCCGGCGGGATGCTATCCAATGGTTCATCAAGCTTTTGACGCAACATGGTTAAATAGTGACCGTTGGTTGCCGTCATGATGATATGGTCATGACGAAACTGAAGATTGACGCCTTTCAGATAGTAACGTGTTTCCTCTTTTGAACAAAAAAGCGCGACCGCCTTCAAAGCTTTAAGATTCAGTATCATGGTTTTGACTCCATTGTTAAGCGACCGTTATTGGCGCTTACATAGGACGGGCGCTACACCGTCCCGGTAAACGTCAAGCGTCCGTTTCTTCGCTTTCATCTTCGCATTGGTCCGCATATGATTCCATCATATACTTGCCAATCTCATACCAATTGACGTCCGAAACGAACGCCATTGCATAAGACATGACCAAAGAATTACCGTGTTTTGTTTCGATTTCGGACTCCAGCATTTCCGTCACCCATTCCTTTAAAGCGGTTGCTAAATCATACTTGTCAAGCTTGTGCCATCCCATATCGCGGGGGTCCAAACCGTCAATCATTTCTAGATTGACGCGCCATGTAGCATAATTTGACCAACCATTATAACGGTCGCTAAGTATTGTCATGGTTATGTTTCCTTATTGTGCTGCATTGCACATTGACGCCCACCGTGATGGGCGCTGATTTGCAATGTTAGAACGCGCCGCGCAATACGGCATGTTCGATAAATTCACGGTCCAGATACACGCCATGCTTGACGGTATAACGCCCCATACACAAATCAAGCTTCACAAGCTTTTTGCGAATGTAGAATTGCACTAGGTTTTGAGCTTGTGTGACGTCAATATCTGCTATGTGCATAAACATACACGCAAGGTCATCGGACGCTTGAATTGACTTGCGGGCGATTTCCTTTAGGTGGTCCTGTGCGTGGTGCATTTGCGTTGTCCCGTGTTGTTTGCCTATGAAAAGAGACTAATCTAGATTCGTGTTGAATTCTAATCGTTAGAATCGATCAAACGGACGGATTAATCGTAAATAACAATTGGAAAGAATCGGCCTAATAGACGATATTGTAAAGGTAGAAACAAACACAAGCAAGGCAATAGGTGAAACATGCTACATCATCTTGAAAAGAATCAAGTTCCGGCCTTTTTGCGTGGCGGATACAGTGGTAAAGCTTTCAAGGCGCAAGCTTGCACAAGCTTTACAATTCCGGCGGATGCGGGTTTGTGGTCCGGTGGTTCGCGCGATGCTTATAGCGCGGTATCACTAGCGGATGGCCGAATCGCGACTATTCCCGGACAAGACTCCGCGCCTTGGAATTCTATTCGCGCGGATCGCATTGTGGAGATTAAGCCGGGTTTCTGTCTGATTCGTCATTCCATGTTTTGCGGAAAAGATATGGGATTGACGTTTTACGTTCACCCTGATGACATTGCAAAGCTTGTGCCGCATGATTCTTGTGAACTTGTAGAATGTGAAAAGATTGTTTTGTATATCACTTGTGCCTACAAAAGCTTTGCGCGGGCGGATGAGGCGCGTCGGGCTGGAATTGATACAGGGGAGCTTGAAGCAATCAAAGCGCGTCTAATCAAGCTTGAATTGCTTGCAAAAAATGGTGCCATCACGGTTAAGGGGCGAAACGCAATTTCAGGCTATCGCCCTAAGTAAACACTAACTTAGCAATAACATGAAGCGCCATGGTTCACGCCGTGGCGTTTTGTGCTATATATAGACTCTATCTAGCATGGAGTCTGCTATGAATCAGGAACGTAAGAAATCGGCTAAGCCTATTGGCGAGTCTGCCGATAAAGCGCAAGCAAAGGCAAAGGCGCGTGAAGAGCGCAATAAGGAACAAGCAATAGAAGAGTCGCAGGCTTGGAACGTGATAAGAGCCAAGGCGCAACAAATAGCACATATCCCTAAGCCTCACATAAAGTATACAGATACGCTAGGCGCTGAAATATGCACCCGCATAGCTATGGGCGAGTCACTGGTTCACATATGTGCCACGTCTGATTATGTCCCTCATGTCGCCACGATTTATAGATGGATAGCAGAAAACCCTGATTTCTGCGATATTTACACTCGCGCGCGCGAAATGGCGGCTCACACTTTGTTTGCGGAATGTATCGACATAGCAGACGATGACTCAAAAGACGTTACAGATGCAGGCGAAGTGAATCACGCTGCTATTGCAAGGGCCAAGTTGCGAGTTGACACTAGACTCCGCATGGCGGGGAAACTTGCGCCCAAGGTTTATGCGGAAAGACTCGCCAATGAACCCGCGCAAGTCACCGTCAATCACAACACGCTCAACGTGTCGGCGCGTGATCTGTCATTGGAACAACGCGACTCGTTGCGTCAATTGCTATTGGCTGCAAAGCATGACTCCTAATGTTTCACGGGAAACATAGGCCAAGCTTATGTTGGGGTGATGTTCGCGTTCTGTTACTGGTATGTTCCGCCGGAGAACAAACCATAAACAAACCATGAATGTTTCACGGGAAACATAGGCCATGCTTATGTTGCCAGAACAAACCGTGAACAAAGCAAGAACACGGCGCAGAATGTTTCACGGGAAACATTAGGCATCTAAGTATCGCGACGTTCTGGTTTTGTTCTGCATTTGTTTACGGTTTGTTCGCGTTCTGTTCAGGTACCCTCACCGACGACCGGGGCACCACGAGCATAGCAAAAGGCCGGGGCGGTCTAGGTTCCTTTTCCCTCCCCTCCAAACCCCCATACATTTCAGGATTTACAAACCAAGGT